GGTGTTGGAACCCACGGGCCGAGTCCGGTACACCGAGTCATACTCGATGAACTTGACGTTCGTCGCGTTCTCGATCAGAACCTGCGCCGCCTGGGGCGACCAGCCCTCGATGAGGTACTTCGGGTCGATCGGGGACGACAGCGGCGTGCCGGCAGCGACGAGACCAGTACGAGCCGCGAACTTCGAGCTGTTCCAGAGCAGACTCAGGAACCGCCGAGACGCGATCGCACGAGTCAGACGTACGCCGTACACGTCGTACATCCAGTTCTGCAGGTTCAGGATGTCGCCGATCGGGTCACCAGTACCATCGGACTTGGTCCAGTCCGAGGAGTTGAAGGTGAAGTTCGGGATGCCCTGACCCGTGGGGTCAACCATCGTCGAACCGGCGGCGACGTTCTGAGTAGCAGGCCGACCGTAGTCGACGCTGAACTTGATGCGACCGTCGTTGTACGCGAGAGCGCCAGTCGGCAGAGAACTCATGATGAGCCACTCCAGCCGGTTGTCGATCTTCTTGCGCCGGAGGGCAGCGTCACGCGCGAGGCGGCCCTGGAACTCCGTCAGACCAGCCTGAACGGTGAGCGGCAGAGAGCCGTTGTCCCGCATCTGCTCCTGAACGGTGACCCAGTCGCGCCACCGATTCACGTCAGACGCAGTGTAGTGATCCTTGACCGCCCAGTCGATGACGGACGCACGACCCTCAGTGAGGAACGTGTCGTCCTTCTGGCTGAGTTCCGACTCTGCGTCCTCGGCTCGCGCCGGGACCAGGCCATCGGTCAGCCCGTTGGCGTACTGGAAGATCACGTCGTCAGTCGGAACCTCCAGGAACGGAGCGATCGTCGACAGACCGATGTGGTCCTGGGGAGGAACGATCTCGCGAATGACGCCGAGAGATACCTCCCGGCGAACGAGACGATCCTGACCGATTGGACTGGCGTGCTGCCCAGGAACGCCACCTCCAGAGAGGGAGTTCAGGGCAGCTCCAGCGAGACCCGGATTCATCTAGTTGTACCCCTTAGTCCTTATGGAGGGTCTTACGACCAGAGGATGTTGAGGCCCTTCTGGGCCACCATCGCAGTCGCGGTTGCGTTCTGGCAGGCCTGCGCCACGCCAGCTGCAGTGAGTTCGATGCACCACGCCTGTACCGCAGCGGCGTCGTAAGCGACGGCGACGTTCTCGTCGTGCTCCATCAGCTGCCACGGAAGGAAGGTGTCACAGATCCCCACGATGTTCGTCGTGGTGCTGCGACCGTCCAGCGCACCCGCAACACCAGTCGTGGTGTGCACGGGAGTCGCGGTCGGCGACGTGCCAGTGACCGACGCAACGCTGATCGAGATCGTCACTGGGCCAGTCAGGTTGCCGGCAGCGGTGTAGACGGTCGCAGTGGTCGACTGCGGACCGCCGGTGACCAGCAGGTTGCCGGAACCGACGCTTGAAAGCGCCTGAACGGCAGTCTGGATGGCCGCGTTGCTCGCGTTGTAGGCGATCGCAGCTGTGGTCTGACCGTTGACAGTGATGGTGAAGGTACCGCCAGACCAGGTGCCACCAGGAGTGATCGTCCAGACATCGGCGGTGCCAGCGGCCTGGTACGGCCCGACCTTGCCAGAGTCAGGACCAGAAGTGATCTTCGACAGGATGGTGCCCCGCTGAAGCATCTTCTGGCCAGAAACGCCATCGATCGTCTGGGACGGGATGGTGTTCGCAGCGACGGTGTAGGAAGCGAAGCGGAGGCCAACAGTAGAGCGAAGGTACTGATTGACACCGAACGGCGTCTTGGCTGCACCGCCCTTGGTGAACGAAGGCATGTGTTACTACCTCTCTGACTGAAGAGTCGGGACGCTGCCGATCAGGCCGGAACCTTGCCAGCCTTGACGAGCTTCTGGTACGACGCAGTCTTCTGCAGGTCGGCCTTCGGCATCCCAGCGCGCTGGTGCATCTTGACCATCTCTTCGGCGTCCGCGATGGCCTGCTCGTCAGTCGTGACGTTGGCCGCGCTCGGCTGAGATCCGGTACCACCGTGCTGCTGGAGAATCGGCGCCGGGGCAGCGATCTCCCAGCCGGCACACCAGGCAGTGTACTGCTCGTCGGAGAGGCTCTTGGCGAACGCCTCCATGCCGTCCTTCTGCGGTGCAGTGATCTTGTTCGAGGTCAGCAGGCCGGCGACGAAGGCGGACCGCGCAGCGCTCTTCGTCTCGGTGACGAAACCTTCGAGCTGCCGGATGTACGCCTGCACCTTGTTCGGGTCCGACTCGTTCATGCCATTCACGGAGAAGACGAACGGCTGAGCCTGTCCACCCTGACCCGAGTGCTGAGTCGCAGCCGGGGAGGCAGTACCCTGAGCCGGCGCTGCCGGCGGCGTGAATGGCAACTCCAGGCCGCCGGCCTGGGTGCCGCCCGAAGCGGGCTGAGTCATCTGATTCTCCCTGGATTGGCCAGTAGAATGTGTACCACCGATGTAGGAGAAGAATCTCCCCGGTACGTTGGTCGACGCTGAGAAGTTTAGGCCCTCCACCGCAGAGAAGTCAACGAATGCGAACCCCAAATATACGGGCCAAAACTCAGCCTCGTTGTTTGTGGTGTATCCGCCGATCTCTGCGGATCGATTGCGCCAGGTGCCATTCTGGATTTTGTCAAGAGCGTACTGCTGCGTGATCTCGTAGTCGGCCATGAGGTAGTCGTACTCAAGGCCATCGACGGGAGACTTCTTCGTCTCGACCTTCAGTGAATGGTGCCAGCCGACAACCTCGCCCTTACCAGGCATGTTGTTGATGAGCCAACCTGGGTGACCGTCACGAGCAGGCACACTGGAAAGAATATGCTTGCTCGTCAGGTGGTCCCAGTTGTCGACCATCTGGCGCATGTGCATTGGCTCCCAGGTGTTCTGAACGCCAGTGCTGTCCCGGAACGTTCCAGAACGAAATACAGCGACTCCAGAGAACACCTTGTTTCCACCAGAGCCAGCGTAGACCTTCGGCTCGAAACCAAAACCATCAGACAGGAAAAACACCGTCTGTGGCCTTTCGAGGATTGCAGATCCGCTACTCATGAACTCCCACTTCCAGATGGACTTCCCGATAATTCTTCTGGAGCGCGCGACCTGACTAGGCCAGGATCACCATTCTGCTTGATCGTGATGTGATGCCAACGAAGACACTCTCTACACCTGATCTCGACCGTTCCGCCTCGATGGAACGTCTCGCAGAATACTCTCTTCTGTTTGTAGACGCGAACGTGAACGTAGAGCTTTCCGTTCTTGTCTATTCCGCACATTGCCAGTAGCGGACTTCTTGTGCAGAAACACCTAAGTTCCTGCTGTCTAACTGACATGTGTCTTTTCCTGGAGCTTGCCGAGGAGTGCTTCCTCTACCAACGAGCCTAGATCGAGACTGCCGTAGTTCTTCAGCACAGACGCAGGCGTATCACTCAGCCAGAGAGAGCACAGGCGGTATGCCTCTACCCGCGCCTCTGCGGCATTGTCACATCCGTCGAGCGTCAGGGCTTCCTCTAGCTGTCGCTCATACCCGAAAGCAGGCTCAAAGCATCCAGTCGAAGGGTTGTCCCTGACGTATCGATTAACCTGCGCCGCAATCCTGCCGGCAATCTCTCCAACGACCTTGCTGGTGTTTTCGAGAGCCTTCTGGCTTCTCCCATTAGAAGAAGAAGCCTTGCCCGCCTTAGACGAGCTTCCGGACTTAGTTTTGTCAGTTGCTGCTGGATCTGCGTTTGGATCCGTTTGCGTGCCATCAGTTACCGCCTTCACCTCTTCGAAGGTGAGGCCAGCAATCTCTCCAAGCTCCTGGAGGTCAGGCCGAACGGTACCGTTGGACATCAGTGTCTGCAGGAGAGCAAGCACGACATCCTTGCGATCATCGGCCATCTTGCGGAACTTGATCCTCGCGCGAGCTGCATTCACGCCGAAGTTGAAGTCTACGAACCGACCGCAGATGTAGTTGTCGATGTAGTACTTCATGTCCCCAGCGAGTGCATTCAGCATCGTCAAGTACATGTTCCAGTGCGTACTGCCGAGGTTGTACGATCCAACATCGGCAGTCCTGAGGATCAGCAGGGGCGTGAACAGGCCAAGCGAAATCTCCTCGTCGAGGCGGATGAGGTATCGCTCAAAGTCTGCACCGCGAAGCTGAGACTCAAGATATTCAATCTGATAGTCGTACTCAACCGAGTTGGAACTCGTTCCCGTTCCGACCTGGGTGCGGTCGTTAGGAAGTACGACGACAGAGTGATTTCGGAAGTTCTGGAGGATCTGTACCATGAGGTCAGCACCGAGAATCTTTGTAGGACTCCCGGTCGTACTCGGTACAGTGATCTCCTCCTCGTAGGACGCACGACCGATCGGAACAGGCTCGCCGAACCGCTCAAAGTATCGGTTGGCGAACATGTGGATCAGGATGCTGAAGTAGTAGCTCGTGAACACTGGGCGAAGAAGCTTGCGTCCAGTGTAATCTC